TTATAGCTTGGTTGGCTGGACGATCTTATTCCTTCTGATGTAACGTCTTGTCATCTGGGCGTTTGTATGGCCAAGTTGTTTTTGAGCCGATTCGGTGTCTGAAGACAAAAATTTATCCGTACCAGCTTTCGCACGTATATCTCTGAATTGGACGGCAAGGAGCTCGTCTGAAAATTCAGGATGTTTTTTAGCGGCTTTGGCTCTTAGCTTGATAAACCAGTGAGTCAGAATTATTGGCTTTAACCTATTCCCGTACTTGTTGCAGAATAGATAGGGTTTATTTTCCGCCATCCTCCTATCTAAGATCTCTTTTAATTTCCCTACAATTGCGATACTTACTTTATTTTTTGTTTTTTGCTGTCTAACTTGCCATACTCCATCAATGATTTGACTCGGCTGGAGATTAACTATATCAACTGGTCTTTGTCCTGTAAGGTAAGCCACGTCAAGCAAGTCTCTTAATATCGGATCAGCTGATTCTCTTAACATTTCAAAAATGTGGTCTTCCACATAAATGTCGCGAAACTTAACCTTGTATCGCTGGATTCCTTCGCTCGGGCAGGAGTATTTTGTATATCCCCATTCACGGGCTTTCATCCATATATGGTGGAATAATGCAACCTCATTATTTGCTGATGCAGTTTGATGTTTTCGCCAGTCTAAATATTGTTTTATATGGTATGGCTCAATGTCATCAAGTGGGGCTGGTGGATTGCCGAAAAACTCAAGCAAGCGTTTAATGTTTGTTTTGTTGGTTCTCTGCGTTCCTTCTGCCTTCATCGGCAATACTTCATTTTCATATCTTATTGCAACTGTCAAGAATGTGGCGACTTCACTTTTCATTAAAACCCTGTCACAATTGAGCTTAGCCGTTTCTAATACAGCTAGATGCTTATCCGTCCCCAGTGACTTTTCTTTTTTATCTATCATTACATAATAGTAATAGGTTACAATCTTCCCATTTTTTCTTTGGCGTTTACGACATAACAAGTTTTGTGGTAAGCCCTGGTTTTCGCGCTTACGTGGTCTGGCCATACATACCTCCTACGCCTGTAGCACAGATGGTCTCCAGGCATTATTTTCATAATTTTGAGATTCAGTTTTAGCAGTTCGAGATTTTACTTTGTCATAATCTCTGCGTACAATAGGATACCCGTTGGCGTTCCGCTTAAAAGGTATACCCATCGCATTTAGCTGCTCAATAACAAGAGATTTCTGCTTTCTGCCAGTCAAAAACTCAATTTCTGCTTTTGATAAAAAATCTTCGTAGATATTAATATCCATATTTACTCCAATAAAAAAACCGCCCAAAAGGGCGGTATGTCAATGATTAATCTTCTTTATTTCTTTCCGTCAACTTGTACTGACGAAAGAAAGCTTGTGCAGCAAATGCGATTGCAATTCCGGAAAGAACTCCCAAGAAATACATTTTGTTACTCCATTTTATCTAGATAAAACATAATAAAAAGGATGGCTAATGCCACCCCACCTAAAACAACGCCAGCTAACCAACCTGACATTATTGACCAACCTTAACAAATGGTACACTTCCGCTTGGTGTCATGGTTGTTGGCAGTACACCATTCCATTTTTCGGCTGCGGTTAAGTCCACAAGTTGACGGTTTTCTTTTAATGCCTCGCCTTTGGCGCGAATAGCGGCTGCTTCCGCCTCACCGGCTAATCGCACTTTTTCGGCATCGGCTTTAGCTTGGATTACTTCGGCATCGGCTTTGGCTTGTGCGTCAACACGGGCAATTTCGGCTTTTTTCTGCTGAATAATCAAATTGCGCTCTTCGGTTTGAATTGCGACGTTCTTTTGAACACTTTCTTCCACACGTTTTTCATATTCTTTGTTGAAGTTGATCACGCTTTGAACCGCAGTAATTTCAATAGGATATCCTTTCACCGCCTCTCGGATTTGCGCCGTAATATCATTGGTTAATTGCGCCCGATTTTCCAACGCCAACTGTGCTGAATAGCGTGAAAACACGATTTCCAACGCTTGACGACTACGTGGCTCGAGAAGTTGGTTGATCATGTTATCTGTATTGCGGTAGTTTTTGTAAACTGCCACTGGATCGGTTAATTTGAACGTGATGGTTAGCGCCGTGGTGACGGTTTGTGTGTCTCGGGTATAAGCGGAAATGCCCGAGGTAATATCACCAACATCATCAAATTTTCCGATAGTGACTTTTTGCTCACGTGTGCTAAATACAACATCATCTTCAAGCCAACTACGCCAGTGTAGCCCTGCCGATTTAGTTTCTTGAATTTCTCCATAGCGGGTCACTAAGCCAATTTCCCCTTCATCAACCGAAAATGGTGAGCAGGCGGATAATGACGCGGCGATAGTGCTTGCGACCACAACATGAATGATTGATTTTTTCATTTTTTCTTTTTCCTCTTTGTTGTTAATAAAAAAAAGACCGCACTTTTGCGGTCGTTGGTTATTCGGTTGGTGGTGGCGGGAGTGGTTGCCAATGGGTAACACAATAAACATCCCATCCATCATACTCATCCCACACCCCGATATCATACTGACCGCAATTATCACACCACACTAAAACAGGTTTAGAGCGATCACCGATTAACGGAGGCAATCTATCACTGCACTTAATCCAATTATCATCTTTCGGATAATCTACAATTTCCGGTTTTTCAAGGACGTAATCAAAATCGGAACAGCGCTCATCTTTCTCCTCTTCGGTTAACGTTTTTTTCTTGCATTCGGCCTTACCTAAAACCACACCATAAACGGCATACGGTAAATCATTACTCTCATAATTTTCGTATTCGTCCATGTCGTCTGCAAATTCGTGAGCCTCGACAGCGCCAGCCAAACAAGTTTCTCTTGCTTGCTCTAATGTTTCACACAAATTAATAATGTGGATATCGTTTGATACATCTACTGAAAAATATTTGGTCATTTTTTCCACCTTTTTTGCTTAAAATAAAAGGCGCTCACTTGGAACGCCTATTGGATTTGTTAAATATTGATTTACTGCTTTGTAAATATCCATTATTAAATTAAGTGGAATGTTCGATCTTTCATTGTATGATTTTGAAAAATCCTCCCATTGTTGCTGAGGCTTTGATTTATGATTGTTTCGTAATCCAAGATTAATATTGCTCTTAAATCTTGTTGGTTTACGCAAAGGGTAGTTATACAAGTTATAGTGTGCCAAATTATCAAACGGAATCTGAAAATTGAGAATGTCATTTACATAATGCCAAATCTTACTGCTTGCCGGATTTTCTATTACATAAACTTTAGGCTTATATCGTTTGATAATCTCGATTGTATTGTATATACAAAGCTCACCATTAATGCGGTTCAGGAAAGAGCGGTCGTACTTAAATTGCACATGAGGTAAATCATAATCTGCTCGTCCTCGCACGGTAAATTTAGACAATTCACGATTTACTGCACCGGTTTCCTGCTTCCAGCTTGCATTACCTCCCCACATCGCACTAGCTACTGACCAACTCTCACATGGGGGACTAGCTATAATCAAATCAGGTTTTGGCAGTTTATCAAGCTCATCAAATAGCTTGTTATCGCCAAACATACGACCATAATCAGCCAGATTAAGATTGATAAAGTGATTATTTTTACACTCAATATCCATACCGATAGGGTATATTTTGACTGACCGACTGATCGACTGATTAAATAGCTCCGCACCTTGCGTATAGCAACCATTGCCACTATCAAATAAAGCCCATACAATCATCTTTCCCTCTGTTTTAAATCAATCACCGGCAACACTGGCACAAGCGGTTTTGCTGTTGTAGCTGTTGTTGATGTACTACTGCGGTTTTCATTTATCCAGTCAAATAGTTCTTCCCACGAATCGTAGTCAAGTTTGTGGATTGCGTCATTTCGGTCGCTTTCCCAGCGTTTCAGATGCTCATTAATATCGCGCGTAATTACCTCTCGAGTGTTACTGCTTAACACGCTCCAGTAGGTTTTTACATCGTGAATAGTTACGCCAACTATATAAGTATGCCGAGGTAAGCTGTATCGGACGTGGCTAATCATTAAATCTTGGAGTTTATGCAGTGGGATATTGATATTAATTTCGTTCATTTTTAACACCTAAGATTCGACTTTTTGCCACTTCAATTAGCAATTTGTATTCATTTCTTGTTTTATCATCATGCACCTTGGCGGATTTTGATAAAAACTCATCAACCGTGCCAGTAAAACAACCGCGTGTTACAATTAAGCCGCCTTTACCATTAAACACGGTTAGCGTACCGTTTTCTGAGCCAACATTTGATGCCAAAAAAATCATTTTTTTATCAGAAATTATCGCGTAAGATCTAACACTTGCGTCACCGTACACCCGAGCGTCACCGGATACCCGTGCGTCACCGGATACCCGTGCGTCACCGGATACCCGTGCGTCACCGGATACCTGAGCGTTACCGGATACCTGAGCGTTACCGTACACCTGAGCGTTACCGTACACCTGAGCGTCATCGAACACCCAAGCGTTACCGAGCAATGACTGATCTAAATTTTTTTCTGACTCAACAAAACCGCCAAGCTGTCCAACCACAACAGAGCCAAATGTAACAAGCGCTCTAATTCGGTATAGCTTTTTACCGCTCCAGTGTTCTATAAACTCATCGGTTAACTCATATTTCTTTTGTTGCTCTTTCATTTTTTATCCTTTGTTCATAATTTACCTAAAAGAAAACCGCCTTATTTGGCGGTCTCAATCATTTTTAATATTCGACTTTGGCTTTCTTTTACGAATAAACTCTTTCCGTCTTTCGTTGTTATGAAAGAGTTATCGCCAACTGGCTTAATGTAAAAAATACTATCAGCGCAAACCTTGGTCTTTTCAAGACTCTCGCTAATGGTGAGTATTATTTGTTTACCCATACCCATAACCCTAGAACGGAATCCCATCTGAAAAATCATCTTGTTCAGACATCGCACTTAATGGCTCAGGTTTAGCTTTGCTTGCTTTAGCTTGTTTAGGCTCATCTTGGCGACCGCCTAACATCTGTAAGTTATCGCCTTGAATTTCTGTGGTGTAACGGTCTTGTCCGTTGTTATCTTGCCATTTGCGTGTTTTTAAACGCCCCTCAATGTAAACTTGAGAGCCTTTGGTAAGATATTGAGCAGTAATTTCAGCAAGTCTGCGATAGAGTACAATGCGATGCCATTCTGTTTGAGTTTTTTTCTCGCCTGAGTTTTTATCCGTCCAGCTTTCAGATGTCGCCACTGTGATGTTTGCAACCTGTTCACCATTTGGCATTGTTCGTATTTCTGGGTCATTTCCTAAAAATCCCACAATGATCACTTTATTAATTCCAGCCATTTTGTTATTTCCTTACATCAAATTTAATAAAAAGTCGTTGTACATTAAGTTATATTCATCAATCAAATCGTGAAGATTATTCTCTTTCAACCAGTTGATAGACCTGTCGTAAAGTTTCTCTTCTTCGATTTGCTCTTTTGTTTTGTTGAGTAATCTCTTTCTCAAATTCTCAACCTCTTTGTGATACTGCTCACGAGGAATAGAATTCACATTCTGCTGGGTTGATTCATTGTAGTGTTTTCGAGATTCTTGTTTTTTTTGATCAGGCTTTTCGGGCGGAACACTATCAACCAAATCATCCTCAACAATTTCAAGCGCTGTCAAATATAGGTAGCGACGTTGATAAGTTTGAATAGCGCCAAGGTTTTGAATTTCCGTACCTGATGGCAAGGCTTTTTGAACCATTGGAGAGGTAAACTCAATGCTTTCATCCTTTTCGCAATCGTATATTGTCAGCGTGGCAAGCTCAGAAGAATATCGAACAACAGCACACATCTTCAATTCTTCAAAGATCTCATTAACTCTTGGAAGAAAATCCTTTAATTCAAAATATTTAAAACTTCTATTATTACCCGTCTTCTTTAGGTTTTCTTTTTGTAACTTAACTCGCGCCTGCGCCAACTTTGCGTAAATGCTCATTTTATTTTCCTTCTGTAATTGAAATGCTTGCGACGTTGCATATTCTGCCGTCGCAGTCTTGGTTTAAATTGAGTTCATGTGCCGCCCATAACAACGCCACCGCAAAAATGATTCTGAACATAATTTGTCCTTTTTTGTGAATTTTGGGTGTGAAAACCCGCCGCACGGATTTCTTGGGGAAAAGTGCGGTCGGATTTTGCTGTGTTTTTAGAAGTCGATTTTGACGGCTTTTGGATCAAACTGGCGCAAGTGTTCTAATGCTCGCCAGTTTGTCATTGGGTCAATCTCAAACTCTTTGGTAATGCGGTTTAAGATTTGATTGGTTGAGCGTAGCACGCTTAGATATTCGTAAGCCTGTCCGTAGATTTGCCCACTCATATTCGAGCCTAAAACTCTGAAGGCTTTTTCGATATGTTGGAATGTGCCGACACCACGTTTGAAAGCAAACCATAACCAAATAAGCTGTTGGAGTTCGTACTCGGTAAATTCAAACGTGTATTTCTTTTCGGGGGCAGGTAGTGCGATTTGTTTTGGTTGGGTTGCTCTACGTTCGCATTCGATAAAGTATTTGCGGATTTGTCTGCCTCGTTCGTTTCTTTCGACCATACCGAGTTCTTTGCCCATGTCGAGGGTGATGTGATATTCCTTGCGTGGGCGTCCGTTGGTGCGTTCGGTGATGACGAGGTAGTCTTCATCTTGGATGAAACCATATTCGCTGATGCGGTTTTTGATCCAATCATTGTAACGAGTTTGTATTTCTAGAAATGTGTGAAGTTCACGAGCGTTGCAAAGTTGAACAGGTTGATTTTGGATTAAACCGTTAAAAACAGGAATTAAGTTTGAGTTTGTCATTTTGTGATTCTCTAATCAAAGTTTTAGAAATCATCACGAACAAACGCCAATTTGTTGGTGATGAACTGTTCAAGATTGGCGTACCGTTGATTAGAGTAAACGGCGATCTTTCGATCTCTCAAACAGTTCATCATTGGGCTTTTACTAAAATTTTAGCAAAAGGTAGATTTGCTGTTTTACGGCTATAAAAAAAGACGCTTGAGCGTCTGTCTTTTCACCGCCCTAATCAACTCAGGAACGCCAATTCCCGACTTTCTGTTGAAAGTGAGAACATCTTAATCCGAAGTGGGGGCGGTGTCAATTAAATTACAAACTCGGTTTTTCTTCGAGATTGCCTGTCCTGTTTTTGATATATTTTCCGTTAAAGATGATATGTGTACATTCTCGTTCTTCTTTCATCAGGTCGCCGTGTTTTAATTTACCTTTAAAGAATTGTTGTTGCACTTCTTCAGGGTTGATAAAATCATCGGTGGTTAAAACTAGGATTTTTTTCATAAGGAACACTCTATGTTTGTTGTTGGTTGGAATCGCGAACAATGCGATACATTTCAAGTCGAATCGCTTGATGAACATATTCGTTATAATCTTGAGGCTTTTCACGAAGATACCACGGCAAGCTGGGCTATGGTGGGAATTTTTAAAACTCACGAAGAAGCCACAGAATATTGCGCTAAATTACTGGCGATTCGCAATGCAAAACTAGACGAGTTATCGAATCGTTAATACTTGACTATCAACCAATTTCGCACCAGGAATTTCTTCCCCTGCTTTTAATCGTGCTTTAATTTCAGTTTTATTCGCCGTGATTTTCACATTAACAAGGGTTTCATCACAGTTGTTAGCGAGAAATAAATCTTCGTCTAATTGCACCGCACTTTGCTTGCTTTCACGGTAAGAAATGGTAAACAAGGGGCAATTAATTTTTGCTGTTCCTGTTGCTTCCATATTGTGTTTGAGATAGTTTTTAATCTGCTCAATACCGTTTTGGCGTTGTTTTTTCATTGCCTGTAAGCGTTTAATTTCAGCGTCAATCACTTCAATATCGCCCTCTGTATTTTTAATGACATAGACGACATTTTCCGCTTTTTTGTCAAAATCTTGCTGCACTGCATCTAATGCTTTGGCAATATCAGCGTTATCTGCAAATTCAGGGTTTTCGAGCAATTCTTTGATGTTTTCGAGTTGTTCGGTGATTTCGTAAAGTTTCATAGTAACTCCTTAAAATGGTAGTGGGTTTTGCTGGATATATTCAATTTCAGCTTGTAATTCTTCTGGCGTAATCCGTTCTTGCCATAACCAATTTCGAATAGCATTTAGCAATTCCGCCTTGCTTTCTAGGCGTTCACGCGGTGTTTCTTCCATTTTTAACCTCTCCCATAACAATTGGATTGCCAATATTCACAATCAGCATCTTCAGGTTCACGCCAATCTTCTTCTGGCTCGTCTCGCTCTATGCTTTCGGTTTCAAATTGTGCGTAGTAATCATAGGGGTTATCGCATTGCCAAGGAGATAGTGTTGTGCGTTTCATTGCTTTGCTCCTGTGTGGCTTGCACCATATTGGCAAGCATCGAGAACATTTCAGGGTTTAGCACGATAGTATGTGCGTGTGCTTTTCGGTCTAAATGCAAGCGGATATTGCCTTGTTTATCCATAAAATAGCCGTTTAATCCATAAGGGGTGAACGGTTTTCGACGGGGGGTAGTCGGTTTGTTCTTGGTTTTAACGTTGATTTTAGGCTGGGTGAGTGTCAGTCCTTGTGGCTTTGTTATAACCACTTCTTTTTCTACCGCACTTTTTTTCGGTGCAGCTGGAAATTGATTGGTTTCCGCATCTTTTTGATAAGGCGGAATTTTGGTGTTTTCCATTGCATTAAAATTTTCGATTCGTTTATTTAGACGTAAGGTTGCAATGGCTTCATTGGCAAAGTAGGCGGTTTTTTGATACAGCTTATTGTTCACCCATAATTCGCCAAAATAGCTTCCGCTTTTACTGCAGATTCTGCGTAGGTTTTGTAAGTCAGTTTCATTATTTACTCCAAGTGCGGTTAATTTCGGCTTGCTTTTGTTCGACATAACGATACATATCAGCATTGACCTGTGGGGTAAGATTTGCTTGATAGATTCCGTTTTCTTCACGCCATTGCGCTTTGGCTTTCGCACGTGCCTCTTGTTGGATTTGTTCGCTTAGTGTGTTGTCGTGCCAGTCGGTAGGTTCATCGGCAAAACAGTAGGCGATACCGCCAATTAAAAAAGCGAGGGTAAAGGCTATGGCTGTTTTACAAAGAAATGGGATGGTTTCAGCGAATACATCAGTAAATTTTTGCATTTTTGTTTCCTTTTTAATCAATTTAGTGAATTTAGGGTGTGAAAATCCGCCACACGATTTTTCAAAAGTGCGGTCGGATTTTCCGTTGTTTTTAGAAGTCTATTTTGACTGCTTTGGGATTAAAGCCTCGCAAGTGTTTTAATACACGCCAGTTTGTCATTGGGTCGATGTTAAAATCGCTTGTGATGCGGTTTAAGATTTTGTTTGTTGAGCGTAACACGCTTAAATATTCGTAAGCTTGCCCGTAGATTTGCCCGCTCATGTTCGAGCCTAAAACGTTAAAGGCTTTTTCGATATGTTGAAATGTGCCGACGCCACGTTTGAAAGCAAACCACAACCAAGCAAGTTGTTGTAATTCATATTCGGTAAATTCAAAGGTGAATTTTTGCGGTTCAGGCAAGGCGAGCTGTTGAGGGTGAAGTTGATATTTTCCTGTTTTTCTAATTGCCGGTAACACTTCAGAAGTGACCCAGCGTTTTACTTTTTTAGCTTGCTCTAATTTTGAACTCAAGACTAATGAATACATTCCGCTTTCATTCACGAAAAGAACTTGAGCACGTTTATTGATAGTATTCACGATCTCACGTTTCGTTAGGTCGTCAGGATCTACGTGATCTTTAATCGCTTTATGTGGATTTTTATATTGCAACAATTCTGCAAGCTGAGTTGCTCTAAAAAAGATTTCATTGTTTTCTACAATGGTTTGAATAGGAGTGTTTTCAAAATTGAAAATTGTAAGGGCTGACATTTTGTAATCCTTTTTGCTATTTGTTTGTTTAAACAAGCCACTTTCGACAGTGGCGTCGGGAGGTTCGAAAACCCTGCAAAAAGGAAAGGGCTGGACGTATTTCCAGAAGGTATTGTATTAGTCGCCCTCCCGACATAGTCAGGATTACGGATATAAAAAAATCGCCATATGGCGATCAGTTGAACTATCCGCCTTTTTGCATTAGGTTTCGACACCTTGAGGCGAATAGTAGTATAAGAAATTATGGTTGTCAAACAGATTATTCAATCTTAAAAAAATCCCCTAGAGCCAGCTATAAGCAACTAGTGGTATAACCAATCTTAAAGGAGATATTTTTATTATGCTATTGCTGTAACCAGCTAGAGCCGCTCTCGATTCCATTTAATTTTCAAGAAGACTGGGCGAATCCATTCGCATTTTGAGAACGGCTTTAGCTGGCGGCTCTTCCGGGATTTGAACCCTGTGTCATTTTTCATAACGCTACCGTGTTTGTACCGTGTCGGTTTCCACAACCGACGAAACAAAGAGCCATTAAATACCTTTCTTTATACTTGTAAGGCTCAAGTCCCTTATTGTCTCTCACAACACTAAGGAATATAATTTAATCTCTCACAACACAAACTAAGGATAAAGCCATGTCAAATATGATTATTTCTTATGACTTAAGAAACCATCGAGACTATACCAAGATTCAACAAGCAATTGCTAAACTAGGTACTGCTAGTAAGGTACTTGAGTCTGTTTGGTATGTACAAACACCATTTTCCGCAATTCAATGTCGAGATTTCTTACAGAAAAACATTGATTCTGATGATGGCGTCGCTGTATTTGATTGCTCTAATAACACTTGGGCCACATGGCGATGCAATCATGAAGAAATGAAACGGTTATGGCAAAATTAGTCTATTTTGCGAAAAATCTCACCCGTTTCGCTATCTACCAGTTCCGTTATTGATTTAGAATCACTAAAGCGGTTGATATAAGAAATTGCTTGACATGCTCGCTCCTCTAAACCGGGATAATAAGCACCGTTCTCAATCGCTTTCAAAATAGAAGTGCGAATATGTTCTTTTTCAATTTCAGTTATGGTATTGCTGACAACACTGCCAGCCTCGGAATAGCGTTTTTCTTCCATTTTTAACCTCATTTGTTTTATGTTTGCCATTTCAAAGCACACTTCTCTCTATCATTCGCAACGGTTTCACATGCCGTTGTGTCTCTGTACTTCAAATGTGCTTTAGAATGACGCCCCATACAAGATTCTAACTTGTAACCTATCGCTTAGAAGGCGATTGCTCTATACGATTGAGCTAATGGGGCTTTATTATTCCCCACTGCGACTAGACTTTCTGTAACTGTCAGTTTTTCACTGGTCTCATCTTTCAGTGGGTATTCCGTTTACTCTCATTATGTAGGGTAGGGCTTTTCATCTACGCGACCGCATAATGCCGTTATGAGTAAACTTCTTGGAATCTGATTTTTAAAGAGCATCGAGATATTTGTTTATGTGTATCTCGTTTTGATGAGTATATTAAACACGATTTGTGTTTAATTGTAAACACGCTAAACACAAAATCTTTCATATTTTTTGTGTTAAATGTGTTAAGTGTGTGTTTTTAAACACAATTAATTTTTTAAAACCTTATTTATTTGCTTATTTTTTAATCAGTATTTAATTAGGTATTGATTAATAATGCGGTTTTTCATCGGTTTTTTATCGTTTTTGCGACCTGTATCGCAAAATTTAATAGCCAAAATAGACCGCACTTTTGCTTAAGGTATGATTCCCAAGAAAAAAGGAGTGGGTTATGAAAGAAAAGTTTAAGTTGTGGTTAATCTCGCTAAATTGTGGCTTGATTAATGATTTAGGTATTGATGAGATTGCATCTCGGGTAAATGATAGGCTAGAGATTATCTTTGCGAATAAAGAGGAGAGAGCAGTGCTTGAGGATTTGATTAAGAGCTTTAAATCATAAAATAAAACCGCCTTAATGGCGGTTTATTTGTCAAATAGAGGATTATTTTTTCTTACTGTCGTGCTTTGTTAGTGCTTTATGTGTTTTCTTTATACTTGACTGTATTTTGTTAATTTTTTCTTGGGAAAGGGCGAGATCTTCAGGTGCTGTTCCAGTATTTGAGATCATGACATTACGAACAGAGCGACCAACGGTTTCAGCCGCATTTTCTAAATTTTTTTGCCCTTTAATATTTTGATTTCTTATTTTGGCTTCTGTTTGTGTTACGCGGAATATATTCGCTGCGAGTTCCTCATTATCCATGAAATCAAGCAGTGATGCTTTGTCATCAAATAGCCCTTTTTTGTTTTTTAAGCTTTTGATATTCATATTATACATCCCTCTATACCCGGCATTTTGGAAGAAGGCGTAGTTCTCCACGCCGTGTTTGTGGGCAATATGGCTCAGGCTTTTTTCTCTATCTGAAATGTCACCACGTAAGTAAACGCGATCCACCTCTTCGGCGCTTTGGCAAAGTGTGTGAATTTCATCTGCCAGTTTAGCGAAATATGCTTGGGCTGCAGCAACCTTTGGATTACTTATATTTCCATTCATAACCGTCAAATAACAAGCAAAGCGAGTCATTTTAAAGTCAGATGGTGTATTCGGTGATTGTGTCTGAATGAAGTTGTCTGTAATTGGAATATTTAAGTTATTACATACAGCATAAGCCTTATTCATTGCTTTTAAAATTGCCTGCATATCGTTATACCCTAACATCATAGCAAGATCAGAAGCATACCAGTATGTAATTCCGTTTTGTTTCGCGAAATCGTCAAATGAAAGAGAGGTTCCCTCCTCAAATACGAGTGCTAATTGAGTCATATTATTTCCAAGTTTTTGTGTCATATTAATTCCTTATTGTATGATTTTTTGAGCATGTAAAGTCAAGTGATTTTTTTAGTTATCGCTAAATTAATTATGGTAGATTAGCTAATTTTTCAGGTTTCCTTGATTGGCGTTTTAATTTACCTTAGGCGTAACTTCGCCAACTGTCATCAAAAAATCAATTTTTTCGTTAATATGCTCGATTCTCTCTAGGAGTAATTTATTCTGCTCCTCGATTCTGTCTAACTGTGTGAACGCTCCAAGCCTACCAGTATGAGCCGCTTGTTCCATTCGGTTAATTTGCGCCTGCAGATCCGAATTTCCGTGACCTTGATAATAATTATTTGTTGTCATCGTGGCTGCGGTATTTGTTGCTACGTTTGAATGATTATATCGAGGGTTTTCAAATTTTGATTGTCCACCTAGATTAGGTTGCCAATCATCGCCGAATTTTAATCTATCAGCACTAACCTCAAGGGCGATAGCAAACATATCTATGTCACGCATTGTTAGTTGCACCTCGCCATTTTCGAGGTCTAATACATCTTTTTCGCTCACGCTTAGGGTCTTGGTTAAATCAGCAATAGACAATCCCTGTCTTTCTCTTTCGGCTTTAATTCTTTTAGCTACGGCTCGCATGGTTGGTTCCTCGGGTTTGGTTATTTTTTTAAAGTGATACAACGTCAATATGGATTGTTTTGATAAATCTGCCGACAAATTTTGCCGTTTGGCAAATCTCGTCTGTTATATCTTGCGGGTCGTAGTCCTTATTGTCTGAGTGCAATCTATACCCACCGCCAACAAGTTTTTGTATACGCTTGATAAATAGCGCGTTATCTATCGCAAACGCATACACGCCGTCTCCGTTGTAGTAATCAATATTAGTATCTAAAAACACCCAATCGCCTTTACGGATTGTTGGCTCCATGCTGTCAGTTGGCACGTTGACAATTTTTATGCCCGCCGCCGACTTGCGACCTATGATCTGCAACAAACCCTCGTCCGACAAAAACAGGCTTGATACGATTTCGGGATAGTCCGAGTTTTCAAATCCCGCCAATCCCGCTGCCACTCTTACGTCTAAATAATCTATGCGGTGCGTATGGCTTGCGTCTTGTTCCGGTTGCGCAACTAACCCCGCCCCATGGTTAATTTGGTTTGCGGTTGTGATATTTACGCTTGATCCGCTAATTGTTTGATTACCAATGTTTGTACTTGCGTAATTACCCGACACAAGTTCATCAAACGTCATCTCAAGCGCTTCAGCAATCGACCTTAAATCGTCTGTGCCAATATCTCTAACACCCGCCTCATAGTTACCGATTCTTGACTGCCTCCATCCCAACCGATCAGCTAATTGTTGTTGACTCAACCGCAATTCACGGCGGCGGGATTTGATTTTTTCGATGATTTTGCTCATGTCAATCCTCCTTATCAAATTTACCACCGATTATATAACACGCATTGTGTTTATTTAAACAATAAAAACACTTGTAACAGTGTTTAAAGTGTGTTTATAATTAACACGTAAGCTGTGTTAAGTGTGTTAAAAAAGGAAGGATATGAATAAATTACAAAAATACAGAAAAAAAACAAAACGAAGCCAAGCTGAGTTTGCGAAAGAGCTTGGTTGGGGACAATCAAGAATCGGAAATTACGAAGCCAATGTGCGCGAGCCAAATATCAGCGCGGCGAAAAAGATTGTTAGTAAATTAAATGAGTTAGGCGTTACTTGCTCGCTTGAAGAAGTATTCCCGTCCTAGTGACGGCAATAAAAAAACCACGGCGGCAACCGTGGCAATTTAGGAAAAAATCAACATGGAAAATATTAATCCAAACGAAAAAACAAGTCAAACGCAAAACGGCAAGATTCTAAAGGCTTTGTTGAATGGAGAGCGATTGACTCAGCTTGATGCCTACACCCGATTTACTTGTACTCGTCTTGGCGCAAGGATTTATGACTTAAAGCAGAGAGGGCACAAAATTGAAAAGCAAATGGTGGTTGTGGCCAGTGGAAAACGTGTAGCTGAATATAGATTGGTGGTTTGATATGGAAAGACTATTTGACCCCGAATTTGTAGCTAGTTTAAGCGATAGAGAAAAATTCATAGCTTATGAAGGCATAAAACAACAATTAATAGAGCAGGGCGTAAGCAAAGAAATATACGACAGTATAACAGAACAAGCGATTGAGGAATTAGAGATATGAACCCATCAACAATGCTTAAAAATACAGGAAGAGCAATTGCTTATCGTCCTAATCTTGCTCGTTTATTTGGTGGGGTTATCGCTGAAATCTTCTTTGAGCAAATTTTCTATTGGCAAGATAAAGCCGATCCTCTTCTTGGTGTTTATAAAACCCAAGAAGAGTTAGAAATTGAAACTGGATTATCGAGAAAAGAGCAAGAAACTGCTCGCAAATTACTGCGTGAAAAAGGCGTACTAATCGAAACTCATAAACGCCTAGAACATCGTATGTATTACAAAATCGACTGTGAAAAATTAGACGAATTATTAGCCACATTAGCGAATGTACAAAACGAACATTCCCCAATGTCCGAAAGTGACATTCGGGAGTGTGACAAAGTGACATTCGTTAATACACTAGATTACAACACTAGATTACAAATAAATAACCCATTACCCCTTAACGGGGAATCTGCTAACGCAGAGCATACGGAAGTCGGGGGTGCGGACAAGCCGCACACTGACAAAAAACAAAATTCAATCAAGGTTAATTATTCAGCAGTAGCAGAAACATACAACAGCTTGGTGAAAGAATTAAATTCAAATCTACCACTAATCGCAAATCCATCACAGTTAAGCGATAAACGCAAGAAGGCGATTAAGAAACTAGCTCAAGTGTTTATTAAACGATTTGAGATTGATGCCGATGTAGAGTCCGCGCTTGGTGAGTATTTCAAAGACTTCTTACAGTCCGCCACAAAATTCTACTTTGGCGAAAACAATCGGGGCTGGAAAGCAGATTTTGAATACATCTTGAGAGAGACAACACTGGATAAAGTTTTAGAGGGGAATTGGTAATGGTAACGCAAGATAATAACTACAACCTAGAATACGGACTAATCAGCTCAATGCTAGCGACTGGATTAAGCGCCCAAGCTCGCGAAGTGATTAGTTGGTTAGAACCAGAAATGTTCGCAACATACAATCTAGGTGCTTTATACGCAAATATTCGCAAACAAGCTCGTAAACACGATTTAATCGACTTCCTGCTGCTTTCTCAAGACTATGGCGAAAACCTCGCAACGTTAGCAGAAATGGCAAACAAAGCGACCTACGGTGGAAATCTTCTAGGTTATGCGAAAAAAATACATTCCTCTTGGGTAAACCGTTCGGCTCAACAAACAATGCTTAAACTTGCTGGCGAAATGTCACAAGTTCGTAACGAAAGCCAAGTGAATGAATTAACTCAAAAAGCGTTAAATCAAATTCAAAAGCTCCTTGTCAGCAAAACAGAAATCAAACCTGTGGCAATGGGGGAATTAATGGATTCTTACATTGACGTATTAGAAAAACGCTCACAAAGCGATTTTAAAGAGCGTTTACTTTACACAGGCATTGAGGCAGTGGATAACATTCTAGGCGGTATCAATTCTACTGACATCGTGGTGGTGGCAGGACGACCGGGTACTGGTAAAACAGAATTCAGCCTAACACTTACACGAAATATCGCTAAAAACAACGGTTCAGTATTATTTTTCAGCCTTGAAATGGGTAATTTCCAATTAATTGACCGCTTGTTAAGTGCGGTTGGTGGCGTAGGCGTTAAAAAACTCCGCAATCCTCAAGAATTAGACGATTTAGATTACAACCGATTAACCAATGCAATCACTGATATTCGTGAGCAAAAAGTTTATTTTGTTGACCGTGGCGGTTTATCAGCAGATGAAATCTGTGCGATTACAGAAAGACACTTGAGCGATGTAGGCAGCCTTTCAGCAATCGTGATTGATTATTTAGGTTTAATGGATCACAAACAAGGTAACAACATCAACCTAACACAAGCCATTGCAAACTCAATGAGCAAGCTCAAAACGTTTAGCAAGAATTTCAATATCCCGATTATTTTACTTTGTCAGCTTAACCGTGAAGTGGATAGCCGAGCAGTTAAACGTCCGGCAAACTCCGATTTAAGAGATTCAGGCTCAATCGAACAAGATGCGAGCCAAATCATTATGCTTTACCGTGAGGGTGCTTATAAAGCCAATACAGATAATCCGTATTCTGAGGCCATCATCACTAAAAATCGTTTTGGCGAATTAGGTACTGCCTATATGAAATTTGAGAAAGGGCACTTCTTAGACTGCGACCAAGCGAAAGCCTATCAAGATTTAAACGAAAAACCGCAACAAGCACCTAAAAGCTATGCGAAAAGTTATGGTAAAGGGGCGATTCAGTAATGGATAAGAAACAATTCTTTCTACGTTCAAACCAAGTGCGGTTGAATTGCATTGAATTTATCAAAGAACTACCAACGGACGACAAAAAACCGTTAGTGGTAAAAATCCAACCTATGACACGCTCACTTGAGCAGAATTCAAAATTACACGCACTACTAAGCGATATATCAAAACAGTGCGAATTTAACGGTAAGAAACGAGATATCGAAACTTGGAAGATGATTTTTGTCTCGGCTCACAAAATCGCAACAGGTGGACAAGCTGAAATGGTAATCGGTATTGAAGGTGAAGTAATTAATCTGCGAGAAAGCACTGCTCAAATGAGCGTAAAAAGATTAGCAAGCCTTATCGAGTATGTTCAAGCGTGGGGCGTAGAGAATGGTGTTAAGTTTAATGATAAATGGGAGTTTTAAAATATGAGAATGTTAATTTTTATTTTAATCATCGCGGGGTGCTTTGCTATTGGATACTTATCACGAAGTTCAGTTGTTTTTATAGCTCTAGTTTTGAGTTTTTTATCTTTCGCTCTAGGTATTAATGTTTATAGCGATTACGTATATGAAAAAGCCTTAAATGGCGAGCTTTTAGACGTGAAAAAGAAATATTACGAACTCAAATACGTCAAGGATAAAGTCGAATGAGAGAAGAAATAGCCCTAGCAGTAGTTCTTTTCGTGGTTGTATTTGTAATTGTTTGTTTTATTAGCGTGGTGGACGATGAATAACAGAGAGCTTTGGATTTTAATTGCCGCATACACTTTTTTAGTAATTGGTGTGATTTTGATAACAGGCAAATGGTGGTAGCTATGAATAAACCTAAGGAACACAAATGCAAAGTCTGCGGTTGTTACTTTGTCAAAACTATCAGCTCAACACAAAAAGTCTGCTCGCCTAAATGTGCGATAGTTTTATCAAAAGAGCAGGCGAGAAAGAAACGGGAAAAACAGGATAAACAAGAAAAAGCTCAATTAAAAGAGCGAAAGAAAAAACTACTAGAGAACGATAGAGGACACTGGCTAAAAGCACTTCAAAAAGAAGTGAATAAGTTCATTAGATTAAGAGACAAAGGACAGCCTTGTATTGCTTGCGGTGCAGCATGGAAACCTAGCTTTCAGGCATCACACTTTATCCCACAAGGCAGAAGTTCATTTTTAAGGTTTGACGAAAGAAATATTAATTCCGGCTGTATTAGATGCAATCTCTTTGTAGGTGGTGGAAACATACACGGGTATAGACCAAGACTGGTTGAGAAGATTGGCGAAAAAGAAGTTGAGTGGCTAGAAGAAAATCAACATCGAATTAAGAAATGGGAAATATCCGAGCTTAAAGAATTAATCAAGGTTTACAGAGCGAAAATTAAGGAATTGGAATATGAAATGTAAAGTAGATGGTTGCGATAGAGAGGCAGTGTATAAATCTGATTGCGTGTGCCAAAAGCACTATTTTAGATTTATGAGAAACGGAACTTATGATCTTCTTCCAAAACCAACCCGAAAATACAGAAGACACAATGGAAAGGGGTATCAGTTAATTTTTGAACCAAGACATCAATTAGCAATGAGCGATGGATATGTTTATGAGCATAGATTCGTAGTGTATCAGCAGTACGGGGACAATCTTCCAAATTGTTGTTTTTGTAGCTGTGAATTATCTTGGAGTTCTGTCCATATAGACCACATTAACGGGGACATTAAAGATAATCAAATAAGCAACCTTAGACCGATATGTAGAGCCTGTAACGTTATGAGAAGCCACGCCAAAATTCCTAAACACACACATAAGCGACACACAAGAATAACATTCAATGGAGTGACAATGACGGCAGCGGAATGGGCTAGACAGAGTAATGTTAGTGTCGCAGGTGCAACGATTAATAAAAGAATTAGAGATGGCTGGACTATTGAGAGGGCTTTATTTACACCAAGTCTGACTCACCCAAACTCTACCGTTAATGGTTATAAAACTAAATACAAAAATAAATTTGAAGTAAACGCAAATGGCGTCGAATTGGATTAATAGCAAAGCTAAATGCAAGGAGCTTGAGAATGACTTATAGTGTTGAGCGCATCTTAAAAAAATGGGGTAACTGCTGGGGTCGTGACAGAATTGGCACAGAATATCCAAGCACAACAATTTCTATTCCTGTTTTACCTACCGTGCGCAAGGCTCACATTCGATTCTTAACGGATGACGAGTGCTTAAAAATTGAGGAGCAGATTATGAATCTTCACGAGGATAGTTTGCTGCAATACCAAATTTTAATGGCGCTATACGTTCAACAAGCGAATGAACGAGATATTTGTACCGCACTTCATATTTCCCCTGCGCATATGTATCGTGAGCGTGCTAAGGGCGTAAGATTCCTAAAAGGTGCATTTACTGGGGCGAAGATTAAATTCATGTTTTTGGGATAAATAAATCTATATAGATCTAAATTAGACTTATATAGATTTTTTATTTGATAATTTGATAGGGCATCCTGAATTTGAGATGTAGGTCACAAAATTAGAAAAAACTTTGATTAAAAACTTAAATAAATGTTTTGTGTTTCGTAGAATTAGTAAATCAATTAAACCGAGAGGAACATCAAAATGAAAAAACTATTATTGATTGGCGTTATGGTCGCGTTTTTGTCTGGGTGCGCCGTACCACAACAAAAGAAAGAAAGTCTAAGTGAAAAATGGGCAAAGCAAGACGAATTAGCTTTAAAGGGTAAAATTACGGATGAGACAGATAAATTCACTGGTGAACGTGAAATAAAGTGGCAGGTATCTGGAATTGTAAGTAGTCAATATACCCAAACTATAGTCCCCGAGAAATTCTCTGTTATAAAGAACAAGAAACAATATAACGAGTTACTTATCACTAAAAAAGGGCGTTCTCCTGTAAAATGCGATGAAACCCACTGGTTAGTTGATGGTAAAAAATTCAATTTAAAACCGTATAATTCTGGGTTAACAGCGGCGCGTGACTTCTATTTACAGTTAAATATTTATCGTCCTACGAATGCCCAACTTAAACAACTGGCAAACGCAAACCAGATTGACATCAAGATTTGTAATAACGAGTATTCTTTCACCAAAAATGAAATTAATGGATTGAAAGAATTAGTTAAAGCAGCTGGATTATAGATAATACCCCTTGACACCCAAGGGGATTTTTCATTATTATTTTTAGCAAGGTGTCGAAACCTTAACCAAAAAGCTTCCCAATGGAAGCTGTTTTTTTATGGGGTAAGATATGGGTCGAAAAGATAATATCAAAGCAAATTTAGCTAAGTTAAAAGAACGGTTCCCAAATGTCTTTTTCGATACTAAACCATTAGTTCCTACAATTATCGATGATATGCTTGCCGTACTTGGTGATGATGAATTATCAAAAGTGGTTCGAAGTGCTATGCGATATTATTTAGATTCACCTAGCTATTTAAAACGTTTTGTTCGTAGAAAATGGATCAGAGATGTTAATGGTTCAAAAGTGAGGTTAATTACTGCGGAAGAAAAGCAACTAGCGAGAGAAAGATTAAATCAAATTAACGAACATAATTCCAAAGCCAATGCTGAATATCGTTTTGCTATTGCACTCGCAAGAGAAACGAAGATTGAATATAAGAAAGTTGAATTGCTTGAGCAGAAAAATCCTGAAAAAAGTAAAGTAGTTGTAATCCATAGACGAACGCCCAAAATTAAAAGTGAATAATTACAAAAAGCCCCTTGACTACAAAGGGGCTTTTTTATTAGTATGCCTTTTCAAGGCTCGTAACCTTAAAACAAAGCGGAAATCCGCACCCGACAGCATAGCGGTTTTTTTATGCGTGAAATTTATCAACCTTGTTTGTTTATTGCCATTAAACATTCATTGCGCATAACCACATCTTATCTATGCCGAGAGGGCGGAGAATACAACACCCGAAAGGGGAATAATCCCGGCCGTTCTTTGTTTCGGTTTACGAACCTCTTGGCGACCCTATTAGGTCAAATCTTCGTAAAATAAAACAAAGGAGTCAGAAATGGCTAATCAAATCTCAACTCAAACAATTTCATTCAATCATCAATCTTTAGTTACATTTGAACAAAACGGTATACATTACACCGCTATGAAACCAATCTGCGAAAATATCGGCTTAGCATGGGAACCGCAATTAGCTCGCATTAAACGTGATGATGTATTAAGTTCAACTATGATCGTCATGATCATGGTTGCCGAAGATGGTAAAAAACGTGAAATGATCTGCCTACCAATCGAATATTTAAACGGCTGGTTATTTGGTATTGATATTAATCGTTGTAAACCAGAAATCCGTGACACATTAATCAAATACAAAAAAGAGTGTTATCAAGCGTTACATGATTATTGGTTTAATGGCAAAGCTGAACGTAAAACTACGGTAGATGATCGCACAGGACTACGCAATGCCGTGAATATGCTCGTGAGCAAAAAAGGCTTAATTTATTCCGATGCTTACCATTTAATCCATCAACGTTTTAATGTGGAAAGCATAGAAGATTTAACCCTTGAGCAACTCCCTGAAGCAGTAGAGTATGTTCACAAGATAATTTTAGAAGGGGAGTTGATCACTGATCCTGAACTACCTAGCAGTGAAAAGAAATTCAGTTTTGAATTTACTGAGTACGAACTCCAACAGCTTATTTGGTTATGGTTTGCTTTCAAACGTGGCGTCGGCACTTTCCAACACATTGAAAGAGCCTTTAACGTTTTAGGCTCGAATATGAGTGGGCAAATCTACGGACAGGCTTACGAATATTTAAGTGTATTACGC